CCGTTTTACCGGACAAGTAGGCTCCTGCAATCATTGATATAAAGAAAGTCTTCTTACTTTTTGGTGGTGCTTGTACAAAGCTGAAGTTTCCATAGGTTCCTATGGGTGTTGGATATGTGTCGTCTTTTGATTTGTATGTGCCATAGCTAACAGCTATTGGCGGGTACTCAACCTCTGCGTATGGGTTTACCGATAATTCTGCCCTTAATTGTTCGTATCTTTCGTCTAATGTCATCTCTCTTAAAATTAGTGGTTAAAAAAGGGTGAGGTTTTAAGCCCACCCTTTAAGTAAAACAAAAGAGACAACACTAGAACTCTAAACTAGAGTCAAGGGTTTCGGTTTCGGCTGGAGCTAAATCTCTAGCCGTTTTTATATTCCCATCAGTCCAGACAACTTTGCCGTTTCCGATATAGGATTTTTTGGTTTTAGCTTCACGCTCCTCTTTTGATTGAGCGTAGAAGACGGATGCATTCTGACCGTATTCAGACAATTCATCACGAGTTGCTACGGTTAGATTAAGGTATTGACCTTTGTTTAGTTTACTTTTATCGATTTTCTTTACATCGATTGAGATTTCAGTTAATGCTGCCATATTTATTTATTTACAAGTTTAATTTTCGCTGCATCTGAAATATTGTATTTCATCTGCACCTTTTCTATGTTACCTCCATTATCCATATAATTCTTTACTTTATCGAACTCAGGGGTATTCGGTTTAAGAATAGCTTTCTTTGTATCAACCTTTTGTGGTTGAGCAGTAGCTGTCTTTCCGTGTGTGTTAGTCGCATCTGCATCTTTGGTGTCATCAATTAAGAATAAACCGTTTAACGCATACTTGCGAGCGTATGAAGAAGAAGATCCAAACGACTGGGCAATATCCATTCCCTTTCTGTTTGGGTCAACCCCAGCCTGTGCAGATACAGATACAGTGTCCTTGCCATCCGTTATAGAAGCCGTAGCTACTATATGAGGGATTGCGCCTTCACCTACAAAAATATCTGATACAGTCAGAACAATTCCTTGCTCTGCGAGAAGCGGTTTGACAGCCTCTAGGATGTCTTCACAGCTTCGGTAGTTATACTTACCAAAGTTATTCCTTTGGTTCTTCGGTGCTTTCAGTCTCCCCTGAATAGCAACCAACTTATTTACTAGCGTAGTCATATTGCAAATATATACATTATTTTTGATTTACAAAATAATATCAAAGTTATTGAAGTTCTCTTTGTATTTATTTTTTACGCATAATCTAAATGCCTTCTGGCCGTTGTTAGGCAGTATAAAGAAACCTTTGTGTTTTTCGTGCCATACAGCAAAAAAATCAACCTCCTCCTTAGAATAATATTTTTTACCTGATTTTATTTCAATCTGAGGAGTCTTCTGTTTGTCAGAAGTATATCTGTTATCTGACATATATTTAACTTGAAATTTATACATCAAATTATCTTTCTCTAATATACAATCGTAAGGAGAAGAACCCAATAAAGGCATAGAAACATTAAAACCGCTCTCCATAGCCTTTGTTACAAACTTGTATTCCGCAAAACAACCTTTTTGATTTATGTCCATATGTGCGGTATTAAGAATTTATCTCTTCATACTCCTCACACTTAAAAGACAACATACCGACTTTTATATCACTTTCGTGGCACTCCTGTTTGAGGCTTTTAATCAGCGTATTATTCTCTCTGCATTCCAAGTGTAAACTAGCCACATATATGGCTATCTCATTCAGTGATTGCACGACCTGAGGGTCGTGGTCTTTTAGGGTCTGTGATATTAAGTCAAAATTATTGTAAAAGTTTATTTCGTGTATTGCATCCATATCTTTTTGTTTTATGGTGCTAATATATAAAACTTTTTTTAAATACCTAATGTAATATTATTACATACAATTTATTTGTATGTAATAGTATATATAATATATAATATAATATTAATATATAATATAATAATAAAGTATAATATATAATATAATATAGGGCATAGCCCCCTTAAAAGGGGCTATGCCCACTTATTTTATACTTCTTTCGTGTATTATTTCAAATGGAAATATAGAATCAGCCTTCATATCATCGTTATCTACGTAGATATAATTGTTGTGTATTCCTATACGGGTAAAACCTGCCTCAAGAAGAGCTGTTATTATCCGATATCTTTTGTATGTGTGTTTGCATTGTATTACGGCTGCTCTGCCGATTAAGTGTGATGAATGCTCAAGTTCGTTTATACTGCCTCTACATCCGTAACAGACAAACCCTTTAAGTATTTTGAATTTTAGCTCGGCTAAATCCCTTGCTTCGTCCAACATCCTTAGAAAATGCCTATCCATATTTTTAAAGCCTGTAGAGTGCTTACTGCACCACTGACAGTCAAATTCTTCGTATTCGAAGTTTTTAAGCTCGTGTATACCCACTGCGTTTAAGAATTAACCTACTGCGTTTAAGAATTAACGCCCTTGTCCTCTGTAAGCCTTCTTGTGTCCTCTTTTGCCTGGTGATGCATTTTTAGAATGCACACCTGGTCTTTTTGTTTTTCCACCTCCACTATAGAGACTATCTATCTTCTTCGCCACTCTTCTTACTCTTTTCCCAAGTTCTACCCACGAAATAAGCCCCATAAACCGTTATAAGTAAGCTTTGAAATACAGGTATATACTCCTCTTGTATTTTAAACTCACCCACATTACCGTCGGTAAATGCAAACAAAGTAAACATAACCGTTAGAAACACAAGTACAAGAGGACGTATGTTCTTTGACAAGAACGAATCCGATTGCATATCATACTTCCAACGTGATGTAACTTGGTCCTGCGCTTCCTTGTCAGCCTGCTCAAGCAGCTCCTGAAGCTTTCTCTTAGCTTCTAAGCGCTCTTCATCGCTTGTATGGAGGTTATCTATTACTTTACCGATATCTCTCAGCAAACCGCCTGTAAGAGCTTTAAATATCTTTTTCATTAGTACGTCCAGATTACACCAATAGACTTATCGGGATCTATATCAGCGTGTATAAAGCTGCTTGCTATTCCAATTCTGCTAAATCCAACATCTAAAAGGCAATTAATTAAATCAAATCTATCGCTACTTCTCTTGCAGGATATATCTACCGCAAGTCCCTTGAGGTGACTGCTATCGCTCTTACCACCAACAGATTCGTTGTGTGCAGGTGTTCTAAATCCACTATTGATATGTATGGGCTTGTCAAACTTATCTCTCACCTCATCTAGCATTTCTAATAAGTTCTTATCCATTAGCTGACCACTACCTTGTACGTCAGGGCTATCAAACTCGCTATAATTAAAGTATCTTAACATAAACCACAATGCATACAGATATCACACATTATTTCTTCTTTTTTAACTCATACCACTTTTGAACTGTGTAACCAATAGTAACTAACAATAAAAGTATTTTAAGGCTATCTTCTAATATGTCCATTGTACTAACTGTAATAGCTGATAGGTTTAAAGCATAAAGTTTGAACGAATTTAAGTCCATTTTTTATTTAATAAGGAAGCCCATCTATATGATCAGGCTTACTGTTTATCATAGTTATGTGAGCTAAGTGTTTACTGTTTACTTTCTCCTCTATTTCGTCTTTGGTTTCTCCCATATAGTTAAAACACCATTCTAACATAATCTCTTCAGTTAGTTCTTCGAAAGGAATAAAATCTTCATCTATCCCATTATATTCGTTTACAACGATATAGTAGCTTCTTACTAGGTGACTATCACCCGTCTGCGCATATACGCAAGTAATGTTGGTTACAAAACCATCATCTTGCTTTCTTGTTGCATTTGTTATTTGCCAGCCGTTTCTCATATTATGGTCTTATAGGTCTATCTCCGTTAGGAAAGTCAGCCTGTTGTGGGTAATCTCTTAATTCCTCTCTGTACACTAAATAAGAAGCGTGGTCAGGATGGTCTGTTACGGATACTATCCAATCAGTACCACCCAATTCACTATTCCGCCATTGACGTTCTTCATTTTCAATATCCTCTTGTGTAGGCTCTTGTGGTGCGTTATAGGTTTTTATCTCAATAGCACCGCTTGGATGTGTGTATTTTAGTTTATCACCATCCTGTGGCTCTTGGTTTGGATTTGTTATGTTTTCTATTATCATAATTTCTATAATTGACTGTCTAAATAATATACTGCTGTTCCCTTCGAGTTATAACCACTAGTACTATACAATCCGTTTACTTTACATTTAACCAAAATACTACTTTCAAATCTTAATTTTGGTAATCCATAATTTTTAAATTCTTGTGCTGAAAATAACCTCAAAGTTGAGTCATTTGTAAGAGGAGTAATCATTGGTGGATATGTAAAATCATTAAAAGTAAAAGCACAACCACCCATACCTAAAAAACCTGTTGCAGTACTATCATTTACTAAATTATATCCATTAGGAGAACCCCACGCTGAAAACCCATAAATTAATCTTTGGTAATAATTATCGCTTGATGTGTTTGAGCTATAATCATAGGTGTAAACTTTTTCAGTACCCCCATCAATTGTAATTTTTAGCTCCTGCGTTGCGCCCAAATCACCCGTAGGTGTAACAACACAACACAAATAACCACTTCCGCTTGTCACATTAGCTAGTGTTATTTCGGTGTTGTCTGTTGTCTGTGATACAATACCGCCACTAGGTTGTCTAAAACTAGTACTACTGCCTAAGTATGGATTGTTACTAGAACTAGGATTATAAAAAGTTGTGCCATTTTGTGAAATCGAACTAAACATATACGCCACATCTTGAGTGCTATAACCAATTGCTGTTACTTTTGGAATTTTATCAGGGTCTGTTATTTCTGTTGAACCACCGCCTGTTGCTGATGGAAAAAATGTTGTGTAATTACTCATTGTTTATATTTATTAGTTACCACCGACTACAACCCATCCACGAGTAGCGTCGCCATATATTAATTCAAAAGAGGCATATTGATTATCTAATGTCATATCAGATGC